CCAACGACTACAAAGTCGATTTAATTTCCCGACCCGCCCGCATTTCACCCGACGCGGGTTGGTTTGGAACCTACGAAACAATCAACGCCGTATTCATTCGATACGTTGCGGGGTACGCCAACGCCGCGTCGGTTCCGGCGGCACTCAAACAAGGAATGCTTTTGGTCATTGCCGATATGTACGAAAACCGCACGGATTCCGTGAAGCGGTTGCCAACGGCGTCGGAATATCTTTGGAACCCCTACCGAGTTTTTTCATTTTAAGCGATGAACCCCGGCGATTTCGACCAGCGCATCGTGATTCAATCGTTCGTTCCCGCGGAATCGAGCGTGGTCGCCGTTGTCGATACATTTGAGCAACGCGTGACAAACGATTTCGGCGAACTGGTTTCGGAATCGTGCGTCGTTGACGCAATCCAAGACGAACTTGGCGGCATCGCCCAAGATTATTTCGGGCAACGCCGCGTCGATTTCACAACCTTGGCGGCCGTATGGGCGAAGGTCGAAGAAAAATCGGGCGTCGAAGGTGAAATGTCTTATCAACTAATCGCCGAACGGCGGGTTCAATTCGTGATCCGCTGGCGCAGCGACATCAACGAACAAATGCGGATTCTTTACCGCTCAAAGATTTACGAAATCGAATCTATTATTTCGGACGACGCGCGAAAACATACAATGAAGATTCATACTAAATTGTCGGACAATGGCGCGTAATTACAAACACAAAGGCGGTGACGCTGATGGCATTGGAATTGACGGCGCCGAATTGAACCGAGAATTTTCTCGCGTGATTCGTGAATTGAACAAATTTTCAAACGTGATTGACGCCCGCGACCTTGGCAAACTGCAACGCGATGCGATGGCGTTGACGCGCGATGCGATGAGGGCCGAAATCAAAGACGCAAGCGAAACGTTCAAAATTTACCGCAACGGCGGTTTGTACGCGGAAATCAAACCCGGAACGTTGGCGAAATCCATTGGTATCGGAAAATCGAAGGTCAACAACGCCCGTTTGTTTTCCGCATATTGGGTCGGCCCACGCGTGAAGGGTTCATTCAAAGACCCCGAAAAGGGCGGATGGTTCGCGCACTTTATCAACTACGGGAACATTTCTTCGGGCAACTACGGCGGCAAAAACCGCGGGTTTGCGGAACGCGCAAAGGCCCGAACCAAAGAATTGGTAATGGCTAAATTTACCATGGACGCGAAAAAATACATTGAAACTGAATTCAACAAATCCGTCGAATGATTGGTAAGGTCATAAAATCCAAGTTCACAAGCGACGCGAACCTCGCGGCGTTGTTCGGCGGCCGCGTGTTTCCAGCCGTCGGCGCACAAGGCCAAACGACGCCCTACGCAATCTATGAGGTGATCAATAATTCACCCACGCGGTCGAAGGATTCCGATTCGCATATTGACGAAATCGACGTGCGTATCACGTTGGTTTCGACTAACTATTCAGACACGGCAACTGGTGTCGACAACGTACGTTCGGCCTTTGTTCGGATGCGCGAAATAATTTTGGACGTTGCCGTTCAAAGTTGTAAATTTGACGGGGAACGGGATTTGTTTTCAGACGACGAACGATTTTTCGCCAAGCAAGTTGACCTAATTTTCAGAATAATAAAGTTATGATAAAAGTACAACTAACAAAAGATTGGGAAGTTATGCGCGAGCGCGTGATCACCAAAGGTTCGTTCGTTATGGTTCCAAACCATACGGCCGAACAACTCAAAGCCGCCGGGTTCGTCGCAAAGGACGAGGCCGACGCAACCATCGAAAATAAACCCCTAAAAAAATAAAACATCATGCCAGCATCAACCGCAATCATGAACGCAACCGACGTATTGATCCAATTCAGTACGGACGGCGTGACCTACGACGAAGTAGGTCGCATGACAAACGCGAGTTTGTCAATATCAATGGAAACCCGTGACATTTCAAACAAAGATTCCGCCGGGTTCCGTGAACTTTTGAGCGGCCAACGCTCTTGGTCATTAGCCGGCGACGGATTGGTCGTGTACTCGTTAACGGGCGCCGACGGATATTCCGACATTTTTGGATATTGGACTGGACGCACTAATTTGTACGTCAAATTTGGTTCGGTTACTGCATCGGAAAAAAGTTATTCCGGCCGTGGATATATCACGTCACTTGACCAAGAGGCGGGAGTTGAAGACAACGCGACATTCTCATTCTCGTTTGAGGGAAGCGGAGCGTTGACCGAAGCAACAAACGCCTAACAATTAACGGGGGCGGAAACGCCCCCATTTTTTTACTTTTATGATTGAATACATCGAAACAAACAACAAGCGTTTTCCAGTCCGTTTCGGATTTAACGCATTGCGTGAATTTTCACGCGCAACGGGAATGCCGCTCGCGGCCTTGACGTCTTTACAAAATGACATAACACTCGACCAAGCGATCACGCTGGTTTGGTGCGGGTTCAAAGACGGCGCACGAAAGGACAAAATGCCATTCAAAATGGCGATTGACGACGTGGCCGATTTGTTGGACGACGATTCGTCAATTTTGGAAAAGTCGTTCGAAATTTTCGGCCGTCAATTCAATTCAGAAGAAGAAAAAAAATAACCGGCCAAAGCATCGACGGCAACGCCGATTTTGAACTGCCCACTTGGGATTCACTTGAAGCGTACGCGTTTGGTCAAATAGGTTTGTCGCCGTCGCAATTTTACGGAATGACGCCGCGGGAGTTTTCAAATACTTCGCGGGGTTATTCCGAAAAGTTGGAACAACAATATCGCGCTGAATGGGAACGGGCGCGATGGATTGCGTCGGTCAATATAGCGCCACACACGAAGAAACGTTTGAAACCGACCGATTTAATTCGGTTCCCGTGGGAAACTAAACGTTTAGGCCCGAAACACGTTTGGACGCGTGGCGAGGTCATAGACGCACACAATCAAAGGTTTGGCAAGTCATGAATTTAAGTTCAATCAATTTAAGGTTTTTCGCGAACATTGCCCCGTTAATTTCGGGACTAAATAAGGCGGAGCGCGCACTCGATCAAGCGGGGCGCAAAATGCAAGCGACCGGCAAAAAGTTAACGTTTGAACTAACCGCGCCAATCGCAGCGTTGGGCGCCGTTGCCGTTAATACATTCCAAGCCTTCGAGCAGCAAATGGCCGAGGTCAAAGCGGTTTCGGGTGCAACTGGAAAAGAATTTCAAGCATTAGAAACCGACGCGAAACGTCTTGGCGCATCGACCATTTTCACCGCCAAAGAAGTTGGCGGATTGCAAGCGGAATTCGCGCGATTGGGTTTCACCGCCGACGAAATAACAAAGGTAACCGAGGCCACACTTTATTTGGCCCAAGCGACTGGATCAGATTTAGGGCGCTCCGCTGAAATTGCTGGCGCCACGCTCCGCGCGTTTGGTTTAGAGGCTACGCAAACAACGCACGTCGCCGACGTTATGGCCGAGGCGTTCAACAAATCGGCGTTAGATTTAAGTAGTTTCGCCGATTCAATGAAATACGTCGGCCCAGTCGCGGCCGTCGCTGGTGTTTCTTTAGAAGAAGCCTCCGCGATGCTCGCGGTCTTGTCGAATTCGGGAATCAAAGGTTCCCAAGCGGGAACGTCGCTCCGCCGAATCTTGACCGACCTTGGTTCTGAAAGCGGAACCACGGCCGAAAAAATTGGCAAGTTGGCCGCGAAAGGTATTTCGATGGAAAACGCGATGGACGACGTGGGCCGCACGGCTCAATCCGCATTGATTGTTTTACAAAACGGCGTCGGGCAAATTGACCCGCTCACGAAATCCTTTGAGAATGCCGACGGCGCAGCCAAGGCAATGGCTGAAATTATGGGCAATACCGCCCAAGGCTCGTTCAAAAATTTGCAGTCCGCCGCCGAAGGTTTAATGATTTCCGTCGGTGAAATTATTTCCGTTGCATTGGTTCCGTTTGTCAAACACCTCACGTCGGTAATTCAAACGCTTAATGAAATGCCGGCGCCGATTAAGGTAGTGACGATTGTGATCGCGGCGCTCGTTGCCGCAATCGGGCCGCTATTATTCACGTTCGGTTTGCTGCAAAGAAACTTTATTTTAATGCTGCCCTACCTAACCAAGATTGGGGCGGCATTGCGATTTATTGCATTCCAAGGGCTTAAAGTATTGATTGGCCCGATTGGTATTGTACTGGCTGCATTGGCGGCGCTCGGCGCGATTGCGCTATATGTCGGCTACAATTTCGAAGCCTTTAAGGTGATCGCGTTGAACGCAATCAAAACGCTGGCAAACTTCGGAATCAAGATACTGAACAATTTATTAAGCGCCTTTAACAATGTCGCCGGTGCGCTCGGTATGGATTCCGTCAAAATCGAATTGTTTGACAAGTTAGAAACCGAGGTCGTTCCGAAACTCAAATCAATTTCCGAGGTTGCCAAAGAGGTCAAACGCGACGTCGCCAAAATGTTCGGCGGCGGTGGCGCAGCGGCTGGCGGCGGCGGCGGAGTATCTTCGGCGGCCGCATCGTTCGACGAACTTATTGGCGAAGAAGGGAGCGGCGATACGGGTTCGGGCGGAACTGGCGTTTCGGGCGCGGTTTCAGCATTCAAAGGTTTGTCGAAACTCGCGCCAAAGGCGATGCACGCCGTGTCGATTTCAGTCGCAAAAGGCGTTCAAAAAATGATTGTGCCTATTGAGTCCATGACCGAAAAACAATTCAAGTTGATCGAGGCCACGCGGCAAATGGAAAAGGATATTTCGGCCGCAATTACTGGCGCCGCGACATCGTTCGTCGTCGGTATCGCTGAAATGATTGGCGCATCGATTGCGGGCGGTGAGGGAATTAAAAACTTTGGTCAATTTGCACTACAATCGTTGGCTGGGTTACTTCAACAAGTCGGCGAAATGGCCATCGCGACGGGTTTGTCTTTGCTTGCAATTAAAATCGGATTGGAAACATTGAATCCATTTATCGCCATCGCGGCGGGGGTCGCACTGGTTGCGCTCGCGTCGGGAATCAAAACCTCGCTCGCGGCAAAGGGCAATCAAATGGGCGGCATTCCCGCACTCGCCGAGGGCGGAATCGCCACGGGGCCGACGCTCGCATTGATTGGTGAAGGTAAAGGGCCGGAGGCGGTCATTCCCTTGGACAAACTCGAGGGAATGATGGGCGGCGGTTTCGGCAATGGCCAAAACGTAGTCGTCACCGGGCGCATCCAAGGTTCCGACATTTTAATTTCGTCCGAGCGTGCGGAACGTCAACGTTCACGCTACCGCGGATTTTAACAAAGCAAAA